TTCCGTCAAATGCAGCTTCGGAATAAACGTCAGGAGGTTGTTTTTCCCCGTTTCCGAGATTCCCGCATCAACGACTCGCGCCCGAAAACGTCCTGCCCTGTTCGCCATCGGCATGGTGTGTCCTTTCAGTTCTCGGTTTCTCGGTCGTGCCGCCCAGACAATTCTGTTCGGAAGTCTTCTGCTGATCGTGGTGACAGTGATACGCGGATGTTCACGAGTTGGCTGACAACGTGTGCCATAGCCAATGTATGCGGTAGGGTAGAATTACGTGTCATGCCATTTCTCGATGCAAGGCCAACGCAAACACGCTCAGCGTGGCCGCCAACATCATCCCTGATATTGTCCAGCAGATGGTAGATGTCCGAAACGTGGCGCTTGTATTCTGCTGTCGGAAACGGTGGCGTCATGGCCTTCCTTTCTCGCTTCAGTCAGAATCAACAAACAACCGATCCCACAGTTCCGCACTGTCGCGTGCGAACGGGATCGGCTCGTCAAGCAACCGGCTCTTCGCCATACACGCCGGCGTTTCCACTGGGTAGATCGTGCGGGTGCCAGAGCCCTGGCCTTTGCCTTTGTCCACGGCGACATCATACCCGACGAACATGAGGTGGTCGAGCCATTCCCGTATGCGCAGGCGAATAGACGCCTTGCCTGATTTCGGCGACTGCAAGCGAGGCTCGTACCGAATGTAATCTTCACCGTGGGGGTTCGGGACATTTGCGGTACAGTCGTGCATGACGAGGATCACGTTGCGTCCGGCGCGGATATGCGCGTCAAGGTCGCCGACAAGCGTCATAAACGTATCGTACACGTGGGTATAGCCCTGGCCGTATCCGTAGCCCTCGATCCGGGACACGGTTTTGCCCTTTTCGGTGCGCACGTTCGCGCACGTCCAGTCCACGGCAAGTTCTTCGGCTCGCGTCGCGCTGTCAATCACGATGGTCTTGATGTCGTCCCATTCGGGGCCTTGCAGCACGCGCCGCATGTCGGCCAAGTCGGGCGTGCCTGAAACGCGCTGAACCTTCAGGCCGAGGATTCCAAGGGAGTCGTCCAAGTCGAAAAACACGACCGGGCCCGGTGCCGCAGCCGCGAGACTCGTTTTCCCAATGCCGCCGGGGCCGTAGATGCCGATTCGTTGGGCCGTTGCGCGGGGTGCGGTCTCGAAGGTTGCGCCGCCAGGTGCGGTCTGCCGTTTCGGGGGGGGGCTCATGGGGTGGTCTTTCCTTTCAGGTCTGCGATCTGGGCTTCGAGGAGCCGTACATACGCATTCATGGCCTTCAACATCGATGTTGATTCGGCAAGGATGTCGAACACTATGGCGATCTTCGCGTCCCGCTTCCGGCATCCTTCGCAAGCGTGCTCCGGCTTCGCGTCCAGCTTCGCCCGCGTCTCCAACTCGCAATCCGATATGCGGTCCGTCATTTCGTCCTCCTGTCAGCCTCAGCCGATTCGCCGTCGGTACATAGTCGCCAGTCGCCGTCCTCGAATCGCCACCACGTGTCGGCTTCGGCGTCTGTGATGACGCGAACGTGCGTTTTTGCTCCGACATCGTCCCACTCGCGAATAATCTGGACGGTGCCAGTGCCGCCCCGCTGGGTAGAAAACTCCCCTGCCGTCTGTGTCGAGATATCCCCTGCCGTCTGTGTCGAAAAATAACGTGCCGTTTGTGTTGCGGCGTGCCCAGCCGCCTGCACCGCGCTATCCCCGCCGGCCTGGACCATGCCCATCTTGAACCTCATTTCTGATCCTCCAGTTCAGGATGCACGTTTTCCAAACGACTGTACCCGGACGGCACCTCGCCATCTTCGACGGATCGGCTCTGCAAGCAGATATCCGCGTAATCGCAGAATCCGCAGGTGGTACGGCCAACCGACCTGAACCACAGCCCACGGTTGCGGCATTCCATGAGCAGCTTTGCCTGATGCCATATTTCGTGTCGGAACGTTTCGAGTTGATCGTCAAGCAGGGGGATTTCACGCCGCGCGAAGTAGTGGTCCGGGCGGCTCTTGATGTCCTCGGCCAGCCGCGTGCCGTATTCGTCGGGGGATTCCGTGCGCGAAAGCAACAGCATTTCGCCCCCGCCAGACTGCCGTGGCTTGCCGTCCTTCTTGAACACGCGCGCGCCAGTGTCCTTGTCGAGCACAATCTTCAAGCCGTCCTCATCAAGCGACGGCACCTGGCGAGGCTTGATCGTCGGCTTGCGAATTACATCATACATCACGCCGGCCACGTCGTGGCCTTCCAGCCGGGCGGCAAGCGCATACAGGCTGATCTGAGGGTCAATCCGCAGCCTCAACCAGTAATCCGACGCCGGGCTGATGTCCTCGCCACACGTCTTGCGTTCGAGCACCATCAGCCGGCCTTCCCATTCCACGATCCCGTCGCGCCGTCCGGCCAGATGAAACGTGCGGCTCGGGTGGTCAGTGTCCGGGTTGATAAGCGGCACGGTGAACTTATCCTCGACGCTGCGGTATACGATCGGATCGTCGCGGTAGTACGCCGAGTAGCCCGCCAGCAGCGCCGTGACGACCTCGCATTCGATTGCCCAGTCGTCGGGATCGGCCCATATCGGCAGCGTGGCATAATCGGCAGTGGCCACCGTGACGTAATCGCACGAGCCACGGCTCCACGCCGCAAGCCCCGCGTGGACAGCGCTGCTCATGCGGAGCGCCTTGGCCTCGGCGTCCCGGACCAGGCCAAGTTCATATCGGTAGTGGTATGACATGAGGCATCGCCGTGCCGCGCTCATGGCGCTGTGTGTGAGGTTTTCAGTCATGGGGTGGCCTCCAAAGCAACCGGGCCGCCCGCAGCGGGTGGGCTGGGGGGAGCCTCGCCGCGAGCGACCCGATTTGCCTGTCGGTTGTGTCCGTTGGTCTTGTTGTCCATCACCCCAGCCCGGTTTGAGATCATGCGTCGGTCTCCTTCGCGTTTTCCTTCAACGCAGCCACGTCTTCCGGTTCATACCGGCGGTGGCCACTGGGCAGCACCCGGTGGGCGAGATATCCGCACCGCGCCCACCGGCGAAGCGTGCTCGTGCTCACCCCAAGGGCCTCAGCTGCTTCTTTCGGCGTCATGCTTGCTTTGCCCGTGTTGCTCATGTTGACCATTATGCGCGTTTTGCGCGAGTCTGTCAAGGGAAATCTGAGATTTCTTGACTCAATCGTCGTGAATCCACTTGACCGCGCTCGCCACCGCCACCGCGCGCCTTGCGATCGTTCGCTCCTCGTCGTCAAGCTCACGAATCGCCAGAGCGGTCGGCGGGTGCCGGCCAATTTCCCAACGGGCCACCGTGACGCGGTGGACGCCGAGAACCTTGGCGAACTCAACTTGTGTTCGTGGGCCGCGTAGTGCGCGAATGCGTTCGGGGGGCCATAAGGTTTCGTTTGTCATGCGTCCGGTCTCACAGCAAACGGCGCCATCGCGTGCCGTATAACGGCGTCGCGTGCGTCCGGGCTGATTTCGATGCTGCGGTATTCCCCGCAGTCGCGGTTGGGCCAAACCGTAGTTTTCACGACATCTGTCAGAAACCAGTCTTTGCTGCCGCGAAACAACGTAATGCGTGACGAAATCGCGCTGGATTTGTACACATTCGCCGCGTAGCACGACGGCTCGTATTGCCCCAGCGTGCCCGGCCAGAGCTTCTTCGGGATTCCGGCGTCATCCATGGCGGCCTCAGCTGTTTCTGCCGCCAAGATCACCGCACCCGCCGTCGTCACGGTCCACGTCGTTGCGCGGCCGTTGACCTTGGCCAGCGCTGCTTCGATTTTCTTCCGATTCGCCCATTCAATCCTGATCTTCATCTCCCAGCCTCCTTTAGCCTTCCCCCCATCTGCATATATTGTAACACATGCTACAGGGGGGTCAAGAAGATTCCAGGATTTATCTTGCGGTGTAAGGTGTTGCTGCTGCTGGGGTTACGCTGGGGGGGTGGGTTTCTTTCCGCCGTTTTCTGCTCGTTTGCGACGCGCGCGCTCGGAAACGGCGTATGCGCCCACGAGAATTGCCACGGCACCACTGGCGATTTCGAGCAGCCGGCCCGACGCCCCGCCCAGGTCGCGCGATTTCTCGTTCACGACCTTCGCGACGACCTCGACACGTTCCGCGAGTTCAACGAGCGCCGGCGACACCGCATCACCTGCCCCGACCACCCGCACGGGGACGGCACACCCGCACAGCAGCACGACGCAGCACGCAACGATCATCTTCCGCGAATCCATGTCCACGCCGCTCCGAGTAGTGTCCCGGCGACTCCAAAGCCCACAAGCCGCCGCCGCCGCGTGGCTTGCGGCGTGGGCTGTGGGGGTTCGGTCATCGGACAAACGCGGATCTCGCCTGTGTTGGCGAGATCGGCCTCGAAATCCAGCGCACGCGCCGGAAACTCCGGAAGCCGAACCGCCGAAGTGGTCATGATTGCGTTTCGAGTCGGCTGTCGGGTAGACCTTTGATGTCCTTTCCTCTGATCGTGTTTTCCCACGCGCCGGCGTCGCCAACGGCGAGCTTCCACGTTTCGTTGGGGCTATGATCTATTGCCGAGGTCAGCCCCGGCAGCACGAATTGGTTTTCACTGCCCGGCAGCACCGGAGCCGCCGCAGCGTGAATCAAGGAGTTCCAATTGCCTGCCCCGCCGTCGCGATCGCGTAAGGCACAGAACACCTGACGCGCCAGGCGTTGCGCGTAGTACGCCGGCTCGGCAGCTTGGAGCTGACGATTCGTAAACGGGCCGTGCGTCTCGTGCAAGTGCTTGCAGATTTTGATATAGGTGTCCGTTTCCTGCCGACGCCCGGCAAGCGACAGCCGCGTTTCGGCAAGGCTCGCCTCGATCTGTGTGAGCTTCGCCCTGTGATTCACCGGCACGACGTAGCCAGTCAGCCCCACGAGCCACTGAATGACACGCGGCACGATGCCCCGCAGGCACCGCGCATGGTACGCGGCATTGTGTTCCATCACCCCAATCTCAGCTTCCCACAGCGCCATTTGATACAACCCGACCTGGACCTGTGCAAGGGAAAACCGAAACTGGTGAATAATCGAGGAGCCCTCAGACGCGGCAGAGAACTTCTCAATCTGGAAGTCACTCTTCCCTTGGGCGAACTCTGCGAAGTAGTCGGTTAGCCATTGCGTTGTCATGGTCGTTCCTTGTTATGGAGCACAAGCCGCAGCAAGATCACTTCGAGCGATAGTCAAGACAGTCGGATGCCTGTCCACAAAATCCGTCGTGTCGTCTGCGAAAGTCATTCGGAGCACACGACCCGTGAAATAACTTACCCACCCGCCCGCAAGCCAACCATACGTTGAGTTGTAAACGCCTCCCATGGTTGCGCCGGCAGGAAGGGTGGTGTCCAGCTTATGCACCGCATTTACGGTATCCGAAGCCGTATCATACCGATTGCAGTCTTTGACATACGCTCCCGTCCTTCCACCGCAAGAGTAGATGAACGATGAATCAAATGTTTTTACAGATGTTGCCCCGCGAACCGCGACGGGCAACTCCGCCCTGTCAAGCATATCAGTCGTATCGTTTGCAAATACCAAGCGGCTGATGTTTTTCAGATTTGTGTATCCCGTGTATGTATATCCCCCCATTGCATATCCATATTCTGGTGTTTCTCGCGCCGTGTACGAAAACGCCTCCTGCACCATGTTGCACCTGTCGAGTGCATTTGTGGTGTCATCCGCAAACTCAATTCTATCTACTCGGTCTGTCATGGGCTCGCCACCGGCAAGGTCGCCGCCAAGGGTATACCCAAAAAGAGACGCCGACACGCCTTTCACGGAGTTTCGTGCCAGAGAGAGATCGCATCTAAAGATTGCGTTTGTCGTGTCGTCGGCAAACTCCATGCGGTCCACACGATCTTCATACCCTGTCGAGAATCCACCGCCAAACCATGCAAACAGCGCATTCTGCATCGTGCTCATTCCGGCACGCGCAACAGGCAAATCCGCTCTATCTACCACGCTAGCGCTTTCGTTAGTCAAATCAAGACCGTCAATGCGAGTTTGTCTTCCCGCTACCCCGCTCCCCCCAACAAACCACGCGAACACGTTGTCAGACACCGCACTCCTGAAAAGCGCCAGCCCCCCGTCAGCCGTCTGCGCCCAGATACAATACTCGTCCTGCTTTTCGGCCGGCCGCACCTGAGCCGCACAGAGCGTCCCGTCCGCGTTTTCCAGGGGGATGAAAAACTCGCCGGATTTCGTGGGCGACGACACCTCGAACGCCGCCATATTCCCATCGGCATTCATCATCGGGATGAGGAGATCGCCGCTGTCCATGCCGTCCCCGCGCTGAAATCAGTACACCTTAAACGTCTCTGTCGTCCCCGTCACGGCACCCGCGTCGTCTATCCACTTCGCGGTAATCGCGCCCGCTGCCGCATCGGCCGTGGCCTTGTAGATCGTCGGGAACCCGACAAGGGAATCAAGATCAAGCAAGCACCACTTGATCCCGGTCCCGGCTTCGGCCCAGAGTATCTGCGCAGTCCCCGTGCCGAGCGATTGCAGGTGCGTCACGAGCCCCCCGATCGGCCCGGCGCGGGTGTGCCCCGTGTCGTGGATATTCACTTTGCAGACACACAGCCCTCGGACCCATGCCCAACCCACGGCGGTGTTGGCAAGCGGTTCCGCGAGCACGACAAACGCAGCCCGATCCGCAATCACAGCCGGAGGCGTAATCAGGTTCAGCACCGCTCGCGTATCAATGATACTCACGCTACTGATGCTCAGCACGCTGTACTGGCTTCGCGTGCTGCCGCTCTGATTGCGCACGAGCACCTGGGGCCCCGGCACCGGGGGGATTGCGCCAAGCGCGGCGGCGGCTGCCGGTTTGGCTGTCATCTTGGAGATTCGGTTGCTGAGGTCCGTAATCGTGAACCCGGTAAAATCCACGGTGTCTGGCCGCAGCAGCCATCGTTCGCCGATGCCAGCCCGGACCTCGGCGTGCCCGTCGCGGGGCACCACCTCATAGCCCGCAGGCCATCGCACACGGCTCGCGGGGTACGCTTTCCACACCCCTGCCGCTCCCGTGACTTCGGCGACGATTAACAACTGACTCATTCCAGGTACACCGTTCCATCATCCGAGGCGACGGCAAACTTAAACACGGCCGGATCGATCACGAGGACCTCGCAGTTGCGGCCGGCGATCATAGCCGTGTCGCATCGGCGGCCTCGCATCTCAACGTCCACGTAAGGCGAGTCGCCAAGCCCCACGACCAGCAGGCTGCCCCCCTCCTGGGGGATCGCCGCGAACGAGTCCTGCTGTGGCCCGAGGTCGTCGCCTACGGAAATTCCGGCATGATCCGCCGCGTTGACGAGCACGGTGTGCCGCCCCTCAATCCACGCCATGCCGTCGCCATCAACCGGAATTTCGTCGGCGGCGATTGCCAACGCGCTGACGCCGGGATACTCAATCCGATCCACTTCCATCACGCCGTCCACGTCCGAATCCGTGTTCCACAGCAGGCCGTATTGTGGAACGACTTCGCCACTGACATTCGAGGCGGCACGCGCATCGGTCCAGCGATTGTCAGTCACGTCGGCATCACTTGCCACACGGCGTGGGGCGCCCTCGACGCGGGCAACCGCATCCCCTATGCGCTTCACGTCGTCGGCAGAGAAGCCGTGTAGGGCGCTGCTCATGGTGCGCCGATCATACCAACGCCAACGGCGCGAACGCCGTCGACTCGTAAATGTCGAACTCTAGCCATACGTCCGCATCGCTCTCGGCCAGCAGCTTCCCGGTCGCGTCCAGTCGCATCGGCTTGGACACGGGGACGCCGCCCACAACGATAGGGATGATCTGCTTCTCACCGCTTGCCAAGAGCTTGCCTGTCCAGTGCCGCTTCCCCTCACACAACGTCCGGCGCGCCCATCCGTCATCGCGGAATGCTATCGGATACGTCACCTGCCAATAGTACGCCGCCCCGTCAACCACTCGATTCCCGGTAATCGCGCCCATCTTGGCCTTGCCAGCATCCTGCCCCAAGAACACATCCGAGTTCAGCCGGTTCCGAAATGCCAACGCGGTCGTCGTCGGGAACGCCAACTCATTGCGCGTCACTATGTACACCGGATCAAGGATCTCTTTTTTCATCCCTACGAACGGCTCTTTCGTCGGCGTTCGGATCGGATCACCGTCGGCGTCTTGATCTATGTCCTCAGTCGAGGCCGAAGCCCCCCAACGGCGCTCGTATGGTTCGTACAGTGGGCTTGTCTTACCGGCATAGTCTACGTTCACCTCGTACAGCAGCGGCCCGAGCGGTACGCAGGTCTTGCGCAATGCCTTTTGGTCTGTGGCATCCGGGTGTGCATCGCCGATGACAGGCAACCCCGCCGCTACGATCGCATACATGGCGCCCTCATTCGGAGGCTCCATGAGCACGGTCCAGCTTCGGGCCGACCCGTATTCCGTGTTCGCGATTCCGTCCACCTGCCCGATGTGGACGTTAACGTTGCTCCATCTTTCTTGAATATTCACGAGAGGCATGGGGCACCTCAGTTAAGGCTACTGATTTTCAACCGCTGCCCGAGTTCGCGCGCGATTTCCGCCGCCATGTTGCGCGGGAGTTTTGCGAGTTCCGCACTGATGGTCTTGGTTTGGCTGTCCAGGTCGCCTGCGTTCACGGGCTTCGATTCGCGGCCGGGCGCGCGCTGGAGGAACCGCGACGTGAAGGCCGTCACCTCCGGCGCGCCGGTGGGGGTGTCCTTGCCCTTGATCTCTCGCGCGCGCAACTTCTCGGCTATCGTCGCCAACGCCTTCAATCGGTCCTTGTCGGCAGTAGCGCTGGCATCAATCTCCTTGCGGATTCCGGCGTAGTGCTCTGCGTTCGCTCGCAGGTCAGCTTCGCGGCTCTTCCCGGTAGCTCGGAGAATCGTCTGTTCAAGCTGTGATTTTGTGGCCGCCGCCTGCTCGTCGGATCGGCGCTTCTCTTCGGCCGCCTTGCGGTCAGCGGCGGTTTGTGCGTCGGCGGCCCGTTTCGCCTCGGCTGCCGCTGCTGACGCGGATTTTTTCTGAATCGCCAGGAGCGCGGCAGCCTTCTCCTTCTCGATCCGCTCTCGCATCTTGGCGGCGCGGCGCGCCTGGTGGAGTTCGGCGGCGTGAACGTCCTTAGCTGCTTCGGTTCGCCGCGCTATCTCATCCTCGGCTTCCGCCCGGTCGCCACCCTCCTCCTGGATTCGCCGCATCTCATGCGCAGCGTACTCCTCGATTTTTAGCTTAGCCGCAGCATAGTTCTCGTCGGCTTTTTCCTTGCCATGCAACGCCGCAGCATACGGCGCAAGCATCTTCGCGTAGCGCTCTCTGGTTGCCCGCGCCTCGGCCTGTTCAGCCGTGTCGCGGCGCGCCGCTGCTGCCGACCGTATTGCCGCCATGTCCGCTGCGTGCCGATCGGCAAACGACTTGGCACTACTCGCGCGTTTCTTTTCTTCCGCTTCAATTTCGTTCGTGCGCTGCTGCTCAATATCCTTGTCCTCGGCAATCTTTCGGCGCGCCTCATCCGATTCCATTGAGCGGAGGTCGGCGCGAATCGATGCGCGCTTCTTTACGAGGTCTTTGTAGGTGGCATCTGCCGCCTTGCGTTGCTTGGCGCCACCACCAATGCTGCGGCTGGAATCGGCCCATTTCTTACCATGCTGTTCTACCTGCCGCCTGTACTCTTCTTCTTCATTTATACGCAACTCGCTTATCTTTCGAGCTGCCTGTTTTACTAGCGTATGGGCTTTCTGTTCCTGCTTTCGCATCTCGGCAATATCGGCCGCGCGCCCCTCGCGTGCGTACTCAATTTTCATCGCCGCAATTTGCGCCGCCGTTTTTCCGGCGACCTTGGCTTCCAGGAACGCGCGTTCCCGAGCCCATTGCATGGCCTTATCGTGATACTTTTTCGCGGCAGCTTCAATCTGCTTGATTGCCGCAATAGCCTTGCGGATGCCCTCCGCATCCGACCAGGCGTCCATTGCCTTCTTCACGGCTTCGCCGATGAGCGGGATTGATCCGCCAAGCTCGGCCCACGCGGTGTTGATTTTGATCTGCGATTCCAGGATATCAGACGCCGAACCCTGCTGAACCGCAGCGGCTTCCTTCTGTGCAGCGACGATGCCCATGACCCCCGCGGCCGCCGCCTTGGCCAGCATCCCGATTCCACCGATGGCGGCAAGACCCCCCGCAACCGTCGCTGCATTCAAGCCGGCAATGCTCGACTGTACCTTCTTCAGCTTGGAGCTCGCCTCGTCCCGAGCCTTCATCACGATTTCGAGGGATTGCTTAGCCATCGGTCATCGTCAATCCAAGTTCGGCGCGCCAGTGGGCTGCCTCGCCCCACACGAACCGAGCGGCATCAAGGAATACCTGAGTCTGATCGAGGCTGCCACCCGCAAGCGGTGGTGATCCGCGTTTGTACAGGTCAGCCATTTCGATCCCTTGCCAGACATCCGGCATCACGTATTCCAGCGGGCAGATAGTCAGTCGTTGATCTCCGTCGCCGTCGCATTCCTCGCATCCCTTGCCGCCACACTCGGGGCATTCGTACTGGGCGATTACGGCGCCAGGGGCGGGGCGCCCTCCGGCGTGGGGACACCCTCCGCACTCTCCGGCACAGATTCGCCCGTATTGGTAGGCGACGGCAACTCTGAGTTTTTTTTTAGGTCCGGCGTCAGCCGAACCTGCCGCCGTGCCGAGTAGTAGAGTTCCCACGCTTCGCCAACCGTGGTAAGCGTGTCGAGCTCGGCTGCGTCAAACGGAATCTCTTGCCCCGAACGGTCCCGGAGGTTCTGCCATCCGACGAGGTTGACACACAGAGTACCATAGAGAGCGTCAAGCGGTTCTTCGCTCGCGGCAAGCGCTTCGCGGTCGTCGCCAACCTTGGCGACCTGTCGCCACTCACGAGCCGACAGGTAACGAAACACGAACGCCGGTTGCGGGTCAACGCCCTTGTCCGTTTCGAGCACGACCTCGAATGTCTCTGCTGTATCCAGTGCTAGGGGCATCGCTCCTCCTGGGCTAGGTAAACGTCAGCGTCAGGTCGTCCGCGTTCAGCTGATACTCCAGTTCCGTCGTCTGGAGTCCTTCCCGTTCGGCTTCCTGGGGATTGAGAAATTGCATCTCCGTGGCCGTAAGCGTGCAGTCGGCGGCACCGGCAATCGCCTTAACCGATAGGGCCGCCTCCGTCGCCGCAAGCCACTCTCCGAACAGGTCCTTGGTTGCAATGAGCGCCGTCTCCGGGTTCAGCGTGCCCTTGACGAGCCGATTCTGAATCACAGCCGATGAGTACCCAGACGCCTTGGTCGAGTCCTCGCGCAGATAGACCACGTTGCCAAGGTCGATGGTCAACTGCTGCACTGCCGGAGTCCACGCCCCGACGGTCAGCGCGGACGACACGAATCGCAGCGGCACGCTCGTGGGATACGTCGGCGCGAGAATTGCCACGTCCGTCGGCGCGGCCCAGATGCCGGTAAACGTGAACTCAACGCGAGCCTTCTTGCCCGCGTCAAATGTGAACTTCGCGTTCCCCATGCAGCCGGCAAGCACCTTGAACACGCCATCCTCATACATCCCGATCGTGATCGTCTCGCACGTACTCGCGGCGGCCTCCGGCGGGAGTTTGTCGAGCTTGTACGTTCCGACTACGATGCCCAGCCCACACGCGGGGAGAAACACGGACGCCCAGGGCGGCGCGGCTGCGCCGCCGTACATCTCCATCGAGAACGTGATCTGGCCCTTGTGGCCGCCAAGCACTGTCGGCAAGGCCTCAAATCCGCCCTGCTCAGGCCGCTCCTCGACATCCATCATTTGCTGGATTTTCGCGTCGAACACGTTGTGCGCAGCTTCAGCCGCGGTCAACGCTTCCGCAGTTCCCGGCGTGCCTTCCACCTTCGCGGCAAGCACTCGAACTCTGTTCAGCAGTGGGCCAGCCATTTTCCTAGTCTCCTATCCTTGTGTGTACGGGTCGTCAAGCAAGGTCCGATAGAGGACCTCGCAATTCACGACGACGCCCTCGAACGCCTCGCCAATGGCGAAGCTCGTCGGCGACAGAATGAACGTGTCGATTGCCAGCCCATCCCAAAACGGGTCTACGCGCAACAGCCTCTCGACATCGCTGCGCAGCGTGTTGATCCGCGTGTCGATCGGCGTGTCGTCCGCATCGGCGGGACGCACGAAACACGCAATGGCAAATGGCTGCGTCCACGTGACCTTAGCGTATGCCTCCTCAGTCGGCTCCGCGCGGTCCGGGTCATCCTGGTACAGCACAAGCATCTTGTCTTGCGGGTGATCCGGCAGCCCGCTACGCAACGGTCGCTCGACAACACTTGCCGTGCCCTCAGCTATCATCGTGTCGAGCGCGGCCTTGATCGCCTGTGCTATCTGTTCCACGATGGGCGTTGCCATGCCGTTATCGCCTCTTCCGATTCAGGATTCGTTCCGTCTCGGCCTTGATCCGTTTTTCGAGTACCGCCGAACCTTCCGAAAGTATTTCGGGTAACGCGCCGATTTTTCTAATCGCCGGGGCCACGCCGGCCGTGCGCTGTTCGCGGATCGGCACCCGGGCAACCAATTTTCCTAGCTCTTTCGGCGTCAAATCATCACGAAGCCACCACGGCGCGCTACGATACACCGCAGCGCGCATAAACACGCCACGATGCCCGTGCTTGACCGTCGCAATGAACGTGTGCGGCAACACATGACGTTTTCGCCCGACCTTCACCTTTACGCCAGCCGGCGTTTGCACTGGCGAAAAACCGGCAAGATCAAACCCTTTCACGCCGCCACGCACGGACGACTGCAATCTCTTGCTTGTCGCCTTCCGAAACCAGACGCGCGTCCTGATGATCTTCGCCTTGATTCCCAGTTCCTTTGATGCGCGCTTGACGATCATGCTGCGCATCTTGTTGCTCGCGCGGTTGATGGCGCGATACAGCACCTTGGAGATGTCCTTCGGCGAATCGACAAACACGGATTCCAAGTTTGCCAACGTCGCGGGATCAACTTGTACGGAAATCAAGGACACTATCGGCACTCCAGGTGCAACATCCCGTTGTCGTGGTCGAGCAGCTTGGCAACCGTGAACGTCTTGGCGTCCCCGCCTTCACGGAACGCAAAGCCTAGCGTATCCCCGCCTGTGTCGAGTTCAGTTGCCGAGATGCCAGTCGTCGCGTCGTTGTCAACCCATACCTCGATTCGCGGCCGAAGCGCACGAGGCTCTTCGGTTATGATCTCTGCCGCGTGCCGGTCCACAATCGCAGTCAGCGTTCGAGCCGCCCCCACACGAGGCGTGTACGTGACCGATTCCCCGAGCGCGGATTTCAACGCGCCGCTCATGGTCGCCCAGTCAATCATACCAACACCCCCAACAGACGTGCCACGGCGGGGAGCCCGAGGGCGCCCGCGCCGATGCCGATGCCAATGCCAAGCCAGAACACCCGCCGGACCTGACGCCCCCATGGGCAGCTCTCGACGTGCTGCTCAATGATGATCGGCACAACCTCGGTGACGATCTGGCGAATGAACGCCTGTTGTTCGGGACTGAAGGTTGCCATTTCGCGCACACCCTAGATCGTGATCGCCGGAGGCGCGGCAACGCCGAAGAGAGCGCCGATAACCCAACCGGTTGCCGCGTCGACAAACTCCAGTTCGGCCGTATCGCCCGCGTCGGCGAATACGATAGTCGCAAAACCTGTACATGTCGTCGGGGTAAGGGTCCCGTCGCCGCCGCCGTCAACGACGAGGCTGATTGTCACCTTTTGACAGGGCGTGCCATCGGCCAGCGTCAGGGCTTCGGCATCAGCTCCCGTGGTTTTCGACGCAAATCTGTGCGTAATCGGGATCGGCAACTCGTCGGCAATCACAGCCACAGAGCCCGAGGTGTAGGCTTCCAGTTCTGTCTCGGTCACGCTGTCCACTGCCAACGCGGTCGTGCCGACACGCCCGGTGCTGATGGCCCCCGGATCGAACTTGACCTTCGCCGTCAGGCTATTGACTACCTTCGCGTCCACGGCATATCCGGCAAGGGTGTTCGTGCTCGCGGTGTCCGTCAACTTCGCGGTTGCGGAATCCCAGTAGAGTACCGCTCCGTCCGTCCACGAATCGGCGGCGGTCGCGCTCAACTGGAATACACCCTGAGAATACGCCGAACCGGTCGCGTTGTTCACGATCGCGCCAATACACACGCGGACCGTATCGCCGACGACGATCATGTCACCGTCGGCATGATCGCCGCCGGTGTCGTTCAGCGTGTCGAGTACCGCGCCGTCGCCCTGGTAATTGGACAGCATGACTACTCCTTCTTGATGATGATTTCAGCGACGGTCGCCTGGGGGCCCCAGTAAATCTCGCGGGAGCCCAAAAGGGACATGCAACGACCTCGCAACTCGTCGCATGACAGGAATGGCGATACGTGCAGGGCATTCGGCGACCCGCCGGGCTCTATGGGCGCCTGAATGTACAGGTGTCCTCCTAGTCGCAGAACTCGCCACAACTCCTGAACCGCCAAGTTCCGATCCGGAACGTGCTCTAGCGAGTGCCGCGAGAACACGAGGTCAATTGCGCCATCGCCGACCGATATGTCCTCAGCACTCGCGCACCATACGGCCAAGCCCTTATCCCGCGCAAGACGCCCCAGGGTGTCGTCAGGCTCGATCCCCATCACCGTAGTATTCGGCCACCGCGCCGCCAACGCCATCATGCCATCGCCCGAATTGCACCCGATATCGAGTACGTTGCCCATCGGCTTGCCGATTTCCGCTTCAATTCGATCTGCCGCAGCCTCGTAACCGACGATCATCTCATTCATGCCAAGTCCTCGACCACCGTCAGCCGGATATAACCATTCGCCGGAGCGGTCATCACCTTGCCGTCGGCGAACGTAATCTCAAGCTCGGCATTGTACTCGCCGGCCGTGTCCGTGTCCCCGGCAGCCCAGCGGTATTCGCACTCGCCGGCGGTGGCATCCGTGACGACACATGCTTGCCGGTTTACCTTCACGACACCGGCAGTTGTCGCCATCGTGAAAGCTACCGTTGCCCCGGAGAGGCTTACCGCTGCCGCATCTTGCTTGATCCGCGCGCCAAGGTAGGGGCGCGTGTCGTCAGTCTTGATGTAAAAATCAGCCATCTCGCACCTCCAGGCCGAGCCTGCCCCGGACATCGAGCACGACTTCGCCGATCGGCCGTTGCACGTGCAGCGTCCCCGTGTACTCCGTACCCCCGGCGCCGTACTGAATGGATTCCCTCACGTCCGTCTCGACCGGCAGTTCTACGGTTCCGGCCTTGGCGCCATCCTGATACGTCACGCCGTCCTCGACATCCGCAACGGCGGGCCAGTCGGGGCGCGCGAATGACCACCGCGCGAAGTCTAGCGTCAGCGGTTCGGCAGCTCCAACCGTAACGATCACGGACTTGATCTCGACAGTACCGCCCGCGCCGTAGTCGTTGACCTCGATGCGCCAGGGCACCGCTACGTGCCCATGCGCCGCAAGGACGGTGCCCGAGGCCGTGAGCGTGGTTTCGACGCCCGCAGGCACCGCCTGCACGCTATCATCCTGCGCACCGTAGATGTTGTCGGGATCGAGTTTAAGCACGACAGAATCGGCCGGCTGTGAGGCGTTCGGCTCGACCACGACCTCCATGCTGATCGTATCGTCGCCACTCGCGGGGATACGCGCCTCGAACGGAATCGGCGCGAGCCCGAACCGCCAGCCATTGCAGCACAGCGGCCATGACGCCGCGCCCGATGTCGGCGTAATCACCTGATCGTCAATGACCCCTTCCCATCGAGCGATCTTGTTTGTGCCGGGCGTCCCCTCGCCCGTGAGTATTCCATCCGTCGGCACATAGCCGATGTTGCGGACGAACGCCAGAGGGCCGCGTTCCTGGTGACCGATCGAAGTATAGAACTGCGTCCCCGATGCTAGCACGCCATTCACGATGCTGAGCGTGCATCCATTTTGCACCCGAACGTCTCCTCCGGTATTCGGGTGAGCCGCCCCGGCAAGGTCTTTTCCGAGCAGGACATTTTGGCAGACCATGGTCGTGCCGGACGAAAGGTACACCCCATACACACACGAGTACATGCATACGTCTTGCATAATTAGCGTGCCAATGCCATCCGCTCGGATGCCATAATACTGGATATCGCGAATGAGTATATTCCGAAGGCTGCCGATGAACGGGCCATTCAAGATTCGGAGGGCAATGGTAGCTGCGTCAAAAATTTCGAGGCCATCAACGGCGATGGTCGACACAGTTGCCAGATTAAGATACACAGCAGTATAGGGTCGCTTCGTGCCGTCCTCGCCGTAAATCTTCGCCATGTTCCCAAGGCCCGCGTTTGCAACTATGAAGTTTCCGCTGATCGTAAGCTGCCGACTGGCTTGATTGTTTGCAGTGCAGACGATGGCGACTTCGCCACCACCGTCCATGCGGAACGTCGTTCCAGTCGCGGCGATGACCTGCCCCGCGAGTCGCAGCTTCCCTCCGGAGTGTATGTACAACTCCCCCACACCGGCAAGCGTGACAGTTCCCACGGCGTTGCTGGTCGTCGTGAGGTCTACAATCCAGCCAGAGATTGAGACCGTCTCGCCCGTCTGTGGAACCGCCCCCTCGGCCCACGTTGCTGCGGATGCCCAGTCGCCATCAGCTTGTGCGTTCTTGTCAGCCACGGTATTCCTCGATGGCGTCCACCATCACCTGTGCATTGTGGTGGTGGAACTTCTCGTAAGCCCACGCGCGCGTTGCTTTGGCGATCTCCGCATCCCCCCCTAGCGCGCGTGCTTGGCGGATGCCCTCGGCAACGACCTCGCCACTCACCTCGGGGATCACCAATCCGTAGTTATCCGTTACCGTATGTGTGGGCTCGATCTGCACGGCGCTTGTCGGGCAGGCGACAAAATCGAAACTGAAGCCCTTGAACGTCAGCAGCGGCAACCCGCAGAGTTGCGACTCGACCAACGGCTGCCCCAAGTTTTCAGCCTTGGACGGCGAACAGTAGACGTCACACAGCCGATAGAACGTCGGCATTGCAATGCGCGGAAATCTCATCCCAAGGAACCGCACGCGATCCTGGACGCCAAGCGTACGCGCAAGGACCTTGGTTTTTTGGAGTACGTCCCATTCGCTGTTGCCAATGACCTTCTTATCCGGACTCGTGGCCTTGACTTTGCTCAACGTGTTTTCCGGGCTGTGCAAAACCAGGTAATGTAGGTCCGGCATCTCGTTTTTCAGGAGGGCCACGGCCTGAATGATTTCATCGCCGCCTTTGCTGTTTGGCGTATGGCCCACGGTGCCAAGGCAGAACGCGCCGTCCGGAATTCCAAACTTGTACCGCATCCGCTCAGAGACACGCGCATCATAGGTGCTCGACGCGGGACAGAAAAGGTCGCCATCGAATACGCTCGGGACAAGCCGCATTTTCGGGCGCGGCACACCATGGCGCGCATAGATGCCAATTGAATACGGGCAGATTACGGCGATGAATTGACGATCGCAAATGGCCTGGATCACTCGGCGTTCTGTTTGCGCGCGCACGTCGGGCGAAGGATCGACACAGCCGAATACAGACCCGTTCGACCCGTACCACCAAATACAGGGCACGTGGGCCTTGTCGCAGGCTTCGGCCACGATCGCGGCATGGGCGCGAGGGGTCATAAGCTGATGCCACGTCCCCGCCAGAACCACGGCGTCGGGAGAATCGGCCTCGATCATGTGAACCGCAGAGTGGCCTGGCGGTATCTGCACGATTTCGTGTCCCAGCTTGCGGAGCGCGAACCCCATCTCCTGACCGCGCAACGCGCCGCCCACGCCGTAGTGGTCCATCGCGTGAATGCCAAGGATTTTCATCTCAGCGGTATCCCCAAATTGCATCAGCCATCCGTTGTGCCCTGTTGGGCCGGTTTGGTTTTGCGGTTTTGCACGGCCCTTCCAGCAGCCGATATAACCGCTCGTATTCAGCAGCCACAGACACCGGCGTGATTCGCTGGAGCATTCGCGCGCGTCCCGCGAGAAGCTGATCCGGAGCGCGTAGTAAATCCGCGATGATCTCTGCCATAGTCTTGGGGTCGTTCGGCGCGACACGAACTGCCCCCTCAGTCACGTAGCCCGAAAACATCGGACTCTCCGAGACTACAACCGGCGTGCCCGACATCACAGACAGCGCGACCGTACCGCTCGATGATTGATGCGTCCATTGGTGATTAAGCACGATCACGGAAGCCTTCCGGCAGTATTCGTACAGTTGCGATTCGTCCGGGAATCCAAGACGCAACTCGAATACATCAGGAGCTTCCGCCGCGAGGACCTCCAGGTCGGCAACGTGCTCTTTTTGTTCCATCGTCAGCGCACTTCCGACGACCAGATATCGGAGCTTGGGATATCCGGTCTCACGCAGGTATTGCACCGCCTCGAATACAGTGCGATGCCCCTTCAGCTTGCCAAGCATTCCCCACGTGAGCACTGTCGGCTCCGGCTCCGCATCGGTTGCTTCGGGGCCCCGCAATGTCACCGGATGCGGCGGCGCAGGCAAGGGAATGATCTCTATTGGCCGGCGTATGGGGATATGAAATCGTCCGGCGTACTCCCGCCAGGCTCGCTTCATGCCTGGAGTGCCGACGACAAGCTGATCCACGACGCGAAGGAAGGTTTGGTTCTGGAACGCGAAATGATCCACGTCCTCCAGCGTGTGAATTGTTGCGATGATCTTGACATTTCGCGCGCGCGCCCACTCGCCAAATGCCAGCATTGACCGATACGGAAACCAGGATGGGTCCCACTGAAAATGGAGAATTGCCGCGCCGCATTTCTCAGCGGCGGCTTGAATTGCCGGGAGAGCATCAGCGCCGGAGCGTTTCCAGCAGCGATTAATCAGCGGCCCCGGCCATCGGGCTGCCGGCGGATACCACGGCGGGGGCGTCTCCGCCAACATCACGACCTGCCGCGTGGGCGGCAATTCCGCGATCCAGTAACTCAGGTGCTTCGCGATCCCGCACTGGACACCCCACGGGCTGACGTGCGCGACAGTCACGCGCCTTCCCTCCTATGCGGCAAAGATGCTGACTGAGGCGTCACCCGACCCGGACGAGGCGCCGGTGTGCGAGAAGTACAGTCGTGAAACCTCAAGCTCGGCTTCCGGCGGCAGCGTAAATCCGGAAGCTGCTGTGATTGTGATCTCGTCTGCCGTGGTCTCGTTGATCTTCAGCGTCAAGTCCACTGTGGTCTCGATCACGAGCCGGGTGGGCGCGGGCGTGAACCGGCCATCACTCCACGCAGCGCGCAAGGCAGCGCCAACATCAACGAGCCGGTCAGCCGTCCCGATCGTCACCACTATCGTTTTTCGGTAGTAATCCTGCCGGCGCATGTCATTTCTCCAAGAGGGTGGGGCGGGGCGACGGACGGAGGAATCCGCCGCCCCGTGGAGCAGACGCTAGACGGAGATCACCGGAGGCGCCAGAACGCCAGCGGTGCCGAGAATCACCCAACCGACCGTTGAATCGACGAACAGCAGCGACAGCGTGTCGCCGGCCGCGATGAACACACACGTAGCCCAACCGGTTGCGGTCGCGGGCGTCAGAGTCCCGTCGCCACCGGTTGCGGTCATCGAGACCGTGAGAATCTGTCCCGGCTTGCCATCGGCCAAGGTCAGCGCCTCGGCACCACCGGTCGTCTTCGTCACGGTTCCGTGCGTCACGGGGATCACGAGCGCCGCTCCAGCGACGGCTACGGTGCCGTCCTTCTGGCGCGGTCCCGCCGGATTGCCGAGCTTCACGTTTGCCGTGAGGGTGAGGGCGGCCTTGTCGCCAATGGCGATACCGGCCACGACCTCGGCGGTTGCGGAATCCGTGAGCTTCTCGTTGGTCGCATCCCAGTACAGCGCGTCGCCATCCGACCAGTCGTCTGCCGAGGTGGCGTCCAGCGTGAACACGCCTTCAGCCGCGCATTCGCCAGCTGCGGCGTTCGCAATGTCCACGAGCGCCACACGAATTTCGTCGCCACTGACGATCACGCCGCCAGAGACGACATCGACACCACTGCCATTCGTGGTGGTCAAGGTCTTGCCAGCCTGCGTATAGTTCGTCGCCATGATCCTCTCCTTGCTTGGCCCGGCAGGGTCGGAGGCGGTTGCCTCGTCTGCCGGGCCGTGTCGGTTCGTTTTTGTCAGGCCCTACGTGCCGGGGTTCTTCGCCATGCCACGGAAGTCGATCGCCTTGGCCGCCACGGTGTGGCGAACGGCGAACTTCTGATCGTCCGTGTCAAAATCCGTCTCCTGCTTGAGCACGGGCAGCGCCTCATCCTGAAGGAAGCAGACCTCGATGGTGTCAATGAGGCCGAAGTCCGCGATGAGATACCACACCGTCACGGAGCTGTCGTCCAGGCGAGCGCTCGGGACAATCTTGAGCCCTTCGCCGTAGAACGGGTTGATCGCGGCATTGGACTTC